ACTCATAGTGAATTAGATGCCAACTTTACTACCCTTGATTCCAATTCAAAACATCTTAATCGATTGGCTGGTGACTCAGACATCGACTTTGGTGCACACAAAATTCTATATTCAAACAACTATGCAGTGCTTGCTGACTTGCCTTCTGCTTCATCCTATCACGGTATGTTTGCACATGTCCATGGCGAAGCAAAAGCATATTATGCACATGCCGGTGCCTGGGTAAAGTTGGCTGACTATGCCGATGTATCTGCTGCATCTGGTAATGACTCGGCCGCAACCTTAGCACTTATCGATGCTGCATATGTCAAAGGCATTGCTGATACTGCATATGTACGGTCTGTTCAGACTGTTGTTCCTAATATTGATAGCATAGGCGCTATTGGTAATGTTAATATATCAGGGTTGACTAACGGTCATATTCTGAAGTATGACAGTGCTACGTCTAAATTTATTGCTGCTGCCGATCAAAGTGGTGGTGGAGGCGGTGGTCTTGCACTTACAGATTTGTCTGCAAGTACGGCTGCTGCAGCAGGTACCGGAACGCTCACATATAATAATGCGACCGGCGTATTTACGATGGCGCCACCTGTACTTCCAGATGTTTCAAGTTTTATAACAGCATCATCAACTGCGGCATTGACCAATAAAACTGGCAACGTCAGTATGTTTACTAATGATGCTAGTTATCTGACGTCTTTCACAGAGACAAATAATTTATCTACTGCAGTGACATGGGCTAATATTCCTAATGCAAATGTACCGGCGGGTGCAGTCACACAACACCAAGCATCTCTGGCTATTACTGAAAGTCAAATATCAGACCTAGACAAATACACAAATGCAGATGTTGATACACATCTCAATCAAGCTGGCCCGACAACTGGGTATGTACTCAGCTGGAGTGGTAGTGATTATGCATGGGTTGATAACGGAAGCGGCAGTGGTATAGCAAGCCTTGTTGCCGATACATCTCCACAACTTGGCGGTGACTTAGACGTTAATAGTAAAACTATTAAGCATACATTTACGATGGGCGCAAGTGGATCGTCACATTACACATTCTCTGATGGAGGCAACGTATGGTTTCCGTCTACAGAAAACGACCCGATCTTATATCTGCGTCGTGGTGAGCAATATGTATTTACAAATAGCTCGGGTGGTGCACACCCATTTCAAATTAGAACAAGTAACGGCGGCGCTGCATATAATACAGGCGTAACAAACAATGGTGCTTCTAATGGAAACATAATATTTAAAGTGCCTATGAGTGCTCCGGCTACACTTTATTATCAATGTACTTCACATAGTGGCATGGGAAATACGATTAATATCGTATAAATACAGTTAATAAGAAAAGAGGACATTAAATGACTCGTCAGAATATTGGTGTCGGTGCTACGGCCAACGATGGTAGTGGTGATACACTAAGACAGACAGGCACAAAGATTAATGCAAACTTTGTTGAGCTATATAATAAGCTTGGCGGAGATAGCGATGTTCTTTCTGGTAGAATTGCTGTAACCTCAGACGGACTACAGTTTGAAGGTTCGGCAGTTGATGATTTTGAAACTAGCTTAACAGCAGTAAATCCTACTGCTGATCGTGCTATTACATTGCCTGATGCTTCTGGTGAAGTCCTATTATCAACTGCTGCGCAAACCGTAACAAATAAAACTTTGACTAACGCAGTGCTAAGTAATATTGGTGTCGGAAACCCTACACTACAAATTAATGATTATTCTAACAACCACAAATATAGTCTTATAACACCTGAGCTTGCGGCTAATCATAATATACGATTGCCCATACTCACTGATAGTGATTCCTTTATATTTGCGGCCACGAATCAAACGCTCACAAATAAAACTTTGACATCAGCAACACTTGTCACACCAAAATTATCTAATAGAGTTGATGACGTTAATGGTGCTGAAATTCTTGAAGTCGAAGCAACGGCTTCTGCGGTTAACCATGTAAAAATTAAAAATTCAGTTACTGGATCAGGTGCGCAAGTAAGTGTTGCGGGTGATGATACTAACATCAGCCTTCTGGTAGGTGCAAAGGGTAACGGATCAGTAGTAATTGCAAAGAATGCTTATGGCACAAATACGCAGACAGCATCTGGTGTTGCTAGTCTTCTGGCTACATATATAATAGCAAACAGTGGTTCTGCTATGGCCATATCTTTATCTAATGGTACGGTGGGCGGAGAATATAAAATATTTACAAACAAAGGCGCAGGTATTACTACGATTACTCCTACGAACTTTGCACAAGGTACAACGATCGCACTTGATCAACATGACACAACAACCCTCATATGGGACGGAGCTAACTGGAATCTGCTTGCCCAGCATGGCGCGACAGTAGCTTAATAGGAACAGAAAATGGTTGCAATTATTACAGACGCATTTAAAAGACAAATACTAGATAACCTCTATGCAAATGTCAAAGACTCGGCGGCATCATACTATATCGCCATTGGTCGTTCAGAAGATTGGGATAGTTCGGATACACCGACTAATCCATTGAATACTCTGAAAGATGTACGAGATTTTAGAAACTCTATGCAGGCTATGAAGTCCGGCGAAGATGTTTCATTTGTTATTCCTCGGCATAACTGGTCTTCAGGTACAATTTATTCTAGCTATGACGATGCTGTCCAAGGCTATCCGTCAAATGCTTACTACGTCCTTACTGATGAGAACGCCATTTATACATGCCTACAACAAGGTAGAGATGCTAACGGTGCAATTGTTACTTCAACAGTTAAACCAACAGGCACAAGCACCGCACCTCTTACAACTGGTGACGGTTATGTATGGAAATATCTGTACACTATTGGTGCTCTTAGGGCTACAAAGTTTACTTCATCAAACTTTATACCGGTAGAACTTATTGGCGCAACAGATTCAAACTCATCTGCACTTGAGATTGAACAGAAATCAATTCAAACTGCTGCTGTACCTGGAGAGATTACTTCGGTTAAAATTACTGCGGGCGGAACTGGTTACACAACGGCTCCTACAGTAGCATTTACTGGTAATGGAGCTAAAGTGGCAGCCGCTACTGCAACAGTAAACGGTGGTACGGTTGTTAAAATTGAGATGAATGATTCGGGTTCAGGTAAATCCTTTGGCCGTGGTTATACAAGAGGCAGTGTTACATTAACTGGTGGAGGCGGAACCGGCGGAACTGCTCGTGTTATAATGTCACCAAGTAAGGGTATGGGCGGAGATCCACGTGATGATCTTAGATCAACTGGTCTTATGTTTAATACTCGGATGATTGGTAACGAGACTAACGCTATTATTACTGGTAATGACTTTAGACAAATTGGGCTTATTAGAGATCCTAAGGTTGGACCTCTTGCATCAGATTCTGATTGGGAACAATCATCTGCAAACGTACTGAATAGACTGCATTTTGGTTCTATCAGTCAAACCTTTAGTGAAGATAAATCAATTCTTGGTTCAACATCTGCTGCTAAAGCTTTGGTTGACAAATCAGATTCAAACTATGTTTGGTTCCACCAGACAGAATTAACTGGCTTTACCCCATTCCTCGAGGGCGAGACAATCACAGAAACGGACGGTAATGGTGAAGGCATTTTAGATGCCGCGGGCATTGATGGCGATGCTAATGCAGAGACACTACCCACGGTTAATAACATGTCTGGAACCCTTCTATACATAGATAATAGAGCGGCTGTCATACGGTCTAATGACCAGACCGAAGACGTAAAAATTATTATTCAACTCTGAGAGTAGAAAACTAAATGTCAATAAAATATACAGATACGCTTTTCGCGACAACATACAAAGATGATTTCAAAGATAGTGATCACTATCACAGAATTCTCTTTAACTCTGGTCGTGCTTTACAGGCAAGAGAGTTAACTCAGTCGCAGACAATAATTCAACGAGAAATCGAAAGATTTGGTCGTAATGTCTTTAAAGAAGGTGCATCTGTTAATCCGGGTGGCTTGACAATCAATACTCGTTATGAGTTTATAAAACTTGATACGTCTTCTAACTCATTGCCCGCAAACACGGCATCGATGCTTGGTGATGAATTTACTGGACAAACTTCTACTGTTAAGTTTAAAGTTCTTCAGGTTGTTGCGGCTACAGCGTCAGATCCGGCAACACTATATGTAAATTATACTGATACTCTTGGTGGTACTGCTAGTACAACTCCTATTCGAGTTAGTCCATCCGAAGATCTTGTTGGTGCGAGTTCGGGCGTTACTGTTACGGCACAGACTACTAACACCGTCGCAAACCCTGCTATCGGCCAAGGTTCTAAAATCTCTGTACGTGGTGGTGATTACTTTACACAAGGCCACTTCGTATTTGCTGCAAAGCAAGAGCTTATTCTTTCTAAGTACGGAGTAACTCCAACTAGTACTGTAGGATTTATTGTATCGCAAGACATTGTTGGTTCAGGTGATGTTGAAGCATTATTTGATAACCAAGGGGCAACGGCTAACCGGTCCGCACCAGGTGCAGATCGTTATCGTATTAGATTACAACTTACTACAAAAAATCTAGTAGACTCTGATGAGAACTTCTTATTCTTCTGTCGAGTTGTAGATGGTATTGTGGTTGAAACAGTATCTGGAAATAACAGCTATAATATTCTTGAAGATCGCTTAGCAAAAAGAACGCTTGAAACGAATGGCGACTTTACTGCTAAACAATTTAAGCTTAAGTATATTGAACATGAGACCAATGCTGCTAAACTTAAGCTTACTATATCACCTGGTATTGCATATGTAAATGGCTTTAGAGTAGATATTCCTACACCAAAATCATTTGATGTGAATAAAGCACGAGAAACAATTTCAGTTAATAACGATGTTGTTGCGGCAACATACGGTAATTATATTATATCAAACAACATGGTTGGTGTTCCTAACATCAATGTGTTCCAACAAAGAAACCTAAGATCAGCAGTCACACACGGTGGTGCTACTATTGGTACTTGTCGTGTCCGTGCTGTCGAAGAAGATGGCTCTAACTATAGATTGTACCTATTTGATATTAAGATGAATAGTGGTCAATCATTTAGAGCTGTAAGATCGGTCGGCGGATCGGCACTTGACTATGCAGATATTCTCCTTGAAAATAGCGTTGCAGTTATTAAAGAAGTATCTGACAACAGTTTGCTGTTTTCTCTACCTACTGCTCGACCTAAGATTATATCAGATATTTCTCTTGAAGTACAACGTAAGTTTAACGCCACACTCGATCCTTCCGGAAACGCATCACTTACTTTGACTGCGGCTGGCGAAACATTTTCTAATACTAACGATTGGATTGTATCGGTTGATTCTGATGGTGCTATTATTAGTACATCAATATCAGGTGCAGGTACACAATCTGCTGCGATTACGGGCGGACCTACAAGTTCTAACATCGAAGTTATGGCTAAGGTTAATAAGTCTGCCGGTGCGGTTAGGGCTAAGACACTTATTGAAGCTACACTTAGCGCTGCGATTGAATCTGACGGAACTGGTAACAAATTTGTTTCTCTGAATAAGCCTGACTTATATGAAGTTGTCAGATTGACTGACTCAGACTCAGCCGGTTCAAGCTTAGCTAATCGTTTCATTATTGACAACGGTCAACGTGATAATTGGTATGCGCCAGCAAAACTAATTCTTAAAGGTGGTGTAACATCTCCGACAGGCAATGTATTTGTAAGATTTAAATATTTTACACACGGTGCGTCCGGTGATTTCTTTGCGGTCAACTCTTATCAAGGCCAAGTTAACTATGAGAACATTCCTTCTCACACATTAAATGATGGTTCTGTTGTCCAGTTGCGTAACGTACTTGACTTTAGACCACGTAAGACTGACAAAGATTCTGACTTTACGTCTGCTACTGCTCGTATCAACGAACTACCAGATAACACTGACTTGATTCAGTTTGACACAGAATACTATTTGCCACGTCAAGACAAAATTGTTGCTACACAAGAAGGCGACATTACTGTTATTGAAGGACAATCATCTCTTACACCGAAATACCCAGAAACCCCAAACAACTCTCTTGAGATTTGGCGCTCTGATCTAAATCCTTATACAATATCTACAACTGATATGGTTACTACGCCAATTGAGAATAAGCGTTATACAATGAAAGACATTGGTAAGCTTGAATCACGTATTAACCAAGTAGAAGAAATTGCCACACTGTCATTGCTCGAACTTGATCTTAAAAACCTTCTTGTTTTTGATAATGCTGGTAATGACAGAACAAAGGCCGGTTTCTTAGTAGATAACTTCTCAGATCAATTAGCAACAGACGTACGCAACGTTGAATACCGTGCATCAATAGATCCACGTGATAAAATTTTACGTCCTTCATTTGTCGAAAACAATATTCTTCTTAAGTATGACTCAGATAAATCATCTGGTGTTATCAAGAAGGGTGATAATATTTACCTGAAATACGGAGAAGGCGAATACATTGTACAGGATCAAGCATCTGGTACAATTAATATTAACCCTTTCGCTGCTATTACAAACCTCGGTGCAGTAACACTTTCTCCAGCTTCCGATAACTGGAAAGAAACTGTGCGTGCCGCAGACAGAGTCATTGACGGTGGTCAACGATTGAATACATCACAAGCAAATCTGTGGAATAATTGGGAATGGAACTGGGGCGGAACAGATATTAACAACCTTAGTGTTGGCCGTGTCGTAAACACAAGTACTAATTCATCCCAAGTAAGTTTTTCTAATAACTTTGGAACGAGTGGTAACTCAGGCACACAAACAAATACTGTTACTACGGTTAATAGAGTTGTGCTTAACGAAACTATTAGAGAAATTGTTGGTGATCGTGTAGTTGATGTTGCATTAATTCCATTCATGCGTTCACAAAAGGTTGCGTTTAAAGCCGAAGGCCTTAAGCCTAACAGTCGTATGTTTGCTTTCTTTGACGATATTGATGTTACCAATTGGGTAAGAGACGAAGGCGGAGTATTCACACGAGTGTCTGATGCCAACATTGACTATGGTACAAGATACAATACAGCGGTTGCTCACCCAGATGGCGCGTCAAGCCTATTCACTGATGGTGAAGGTAAAATGACTGGTTCGTTCTTTATTCCTAACACTGAGGCTATCAAGTTTAGGGCTGGGTCAAGAGAGCTCAAGCTTCTTGATATTACAGCTCCTAATGAAAATGATGCGTCTTCTGTTGGTATTGCACTATTTGTTGCTCAAGGTGTTATCGAAACATTCCAACGGGATGTTCTTTCAACTCGAATTCTTGGTATATCTTCTGAAAGATCAACCGTAACATCTAATAGAGTTGTTACAAGTAGTTGGTCAGCTCCACCCGTACGTGTACGCTGGTCAGATCCAGTGGCCGAATCATTCTTGGTGACAGAGACAGATGGTGTATTTGTAACAAAAATTGATGCATACTTTAAAACAAAAGACGCCAGCATTCCAGTTCAGATGCAGTTGCGTCCAATGGTTAACGGTGCCCCATCATCTGATACAATTATACCTGGATCAGTCGTATTTGTGTCACCATCTAACGTTAATATTTCTGACAATGCTACTACTATAACAACCTTTAAATTTGAAGAACCAATATTCTTAAATCCTTATACTGAATATGCTGTAGTATTTCTTGCAGAATCTATTAACTATAATATGTACATTGCAAAAACAGGCGAGTTCATACTTAACTCTACTGAGAAACGTATTACATCTCAACCATATCTTGGTTCGTTCTTTAAATCTCAGAACGCATCAACATGGGAACCAGATCAAACTATGGATCTTATGTTTAAAATACATAAGGCAACATTTAGCACGGCAGGTGGTTATATTGTACTTGAGAATACTGGTACTGTAAGAAATGCATTACCTGAATTTCCGGTGCAAGTTAACTCAAGTAATAATAAAGCAACTGTTACACATCCAGGACATGGTTTCCAGATAGGTGATAAGGCAGAGCTATATGGATTTGATTCCGCTCTTAAGTATGGTGGTATTCTTGGTACCGGTATCATGGGTCCAAGATCCATTACTGCGTATGACGAAAACACTTACACATTCGCTATGGACTCGAATGGTAATAATAATGCAGCGGTTGGCGGTTCGGCTATTACTGCTAAATCACAAGTACCATTTGAAACTCTTATCCCACAAATTGAAAATATTATTCCGGCGTCTACAAGTATAAACGTAACCGGTAAATTCATGACAGGCAAGTCTACTGCTGGTGAAGAAACTCCGTACTCGAAGGATCTGACTTACTCGGCACTTGCGCTAAGGCAGAATAATTTCTTTAACGCTCCTAGACTTGTTGCTACTGAAACAAATGAATTAGCAAATATTGCGACTGGCACTAAGTCTGTTGAAATTAAAATTAATATGAATACCGCAACAACTTTCGTTTCTCCGGTTGTTGATATGCAAAGAACATCGCTTTGGGCTATCCATAATATTATTGATAACCAGGTTGATTCTGC